TTACTACTTGCTGATACTGGAACGGGATATGCAGTATTATTCAATGTAACAGTTACATTACTTGCGACTGTAGCACCTGTGGTAATTGTTAGTGTTTCAATGTGTGCTTTACCTTCATTTTGTCTTAGAATACCAAAGTTTTCTCCATCAAATCCAATTTGTAATGCCTGTTCTTGTGTAAAGAATCCAGCACGTTGTGTATAACCTGAAACACCAACCCCTGGAGCACTCTCAGTGAAGGCTGCTGTAAATCTTGCCAAGGCACCTTGACCTGGACGATAACGAACAGCACGTCTTGATCTTAATACACCATAACCATAAAGATTTGTGCCTGTTTGACATCGCATTAATGTATTTGTTGTATCAGCTGTACCACCAAATGCATCAAATGTCTCAAAATTTTTCTCTTGTAAACCATATAATCCATCTAATTGAATGACAGGTGTAATGGGTACTGCAACTGGTTCACCAAATGCAGATATGCTAGTAGCAGTTCCGTCCTTCTTAAATAAATAAGTCATTAAATTATTCTCCATCCATTGCGGTATACCATTTGAACACCACCATTGTCTATTTGTAATATAAATCCACCAGCATCATTATCAATAGTACCATTTACTGTAATTGGATTTGCTGATGCACTTCCTGATTCATCTTTAATTACCAATACTCTTCCAGAACTTGGTGATACAGGTAATGTAATTGTTACTTGACCATTATAATTAACACCAATATACCAATCTGATTCAACTACAGTATATGTTGCCGATGTTACAAGTGTTGTATTTTGTACAACCTCACCTATTGCTAATTGATCAAATTCAAACTTTTTGGTTGTTGCATTATATTTTAAATATTTACCATCATCAATTGTATCTCTATCTACATCATCAAGATACCTTAAATTAACTTCACCACCACCTGGGCCAGTTGCGGCAATTCTACCAATTGCCTGTTCAAGGAATCGTATTTTCCTCTTAATTTCATCTGTATTAGGAGCAACAGGATCAGGGTTAGGTTGTTGAAAAGATTTACCAGTTAGATATTTAGCAACATCTGCCATAGTATCTTGTTGTTTTTCCTCAGGGGTTTTAATCTCAGGTAGTTCTTCTGTGATTATTTCTTCTTTTACAACTTCCTCTTGTACAACTTCTTCCTTAATTTCTTCTTTTGGTTTTACAATATCTTCCAAAAGTTTAAGTGCTTTTTCTTCCTTAGGTTTATTAATCTTTTTTTGTTCAGATTCTATAACTTCAAGTTGGCCTTTTAAAGATGCTAGTTCCTCAAACAAAGAAGATAGATCCTGCTTGGTATTTTTAACTACTTTAGCAATAGGATCTTTATCTTGAAAATCTTTTTTACCTTCAGCAATTACTTTAAATAAATGATTTAAATCTGTCAATGTTTCCAACCTTTAATAACATCTGCAGAAAAGTTTGCTTTACTAAATTCCATTCTATTTACTATTTTAACCGCGCCTCCAGACAATCTATCGATTGCCACAAATCCTTCTACACCTGTTACTTTAAATCCTGAAGCAGTCTTTAAAAATGTTTCTATATGTCCTGCTTCATTCATTTTATTAATAATCATATGTTTAGCATCAACAAGTAAATTAGTTAATTTAAATACATCAGCTATAGCATCTCTACTATGTGTAGAAAAGAACTTGTTCATATTATTTATCTTATCTTTCCACTGCTGTTTTCCCTTATCTGTCTTACGGGAATTCATTTCTTTATTATATTTATTTTGAATCCAATGATATAGACCTACAACGTGTTGAACTGGATTTGTAATCTTTTCTCCAGCACGTACTTTAGAATTATTAAAAGTTTTAATTAGATTTAATAGCTCTTGATCTTTACTGATAGAATTAATAACATTAGCATCAATCCTTTGGAACAGTTTACCAGCCTCAGATAATATTGAAGTTACCTTTGCGGTTTCTGCTGCAGTAAATGATGCCGTACCAGAATAGTCTTTATATGTAGCATCATCCATCCATGTAGATGGTGTTTGTCTAAATTGTTTTGTAATATCTTTACCAAACGATGCTGTCATCTGAGTAAAAGAATTACCTGTATATGTTGTATGCCATACTACTCCAATCTTAGCTCTCGTAATTTTATTAGCTAAATCAGAACCATATGGGATTGCATAGACAATAGTGTTAGGATGGAAGGTTATATACTTTTGACCTTCTATGGTTTGTGTTTTTAAGTCACCTTTGGTAAACATTAGATCACCTTGGTAAACTCCTCGTGTAATTCCTAACTTACTAAACTCTGCCAATGCAATCTTAAACTTAGCAGCAATATCTCCAGATAAATCATTATCAATCTCAGCATTTGTTTTATAGATCTTAGGATCAACATTAAAGATCCCTTTCTTTGCAACAAAGAACTTACCATCTCTAGGATCAACTCCGGCAAAAATGGCAGGAGCCCCATCCCATTTAACTGTAGCAGTTAATTTAGATTTACTATTACCTGCTAACATATTTCTTAAATCTTGCAGAAAGTTAATTGCTTTACGTGTACCGGCAACGCCTTCATTGAAGACAAGATCTTCCAAATGTTCCATATGAACATTCTTTGATTCTTTTATATATGATTTTAAATCAAGCATTACATAAACTCTTTAAAATCAACAAAGGCATTTGTTTTACCTTGGGCATATTTACCTCCAGTGTCAGCAAATGTTATAGTAGCTTTTGTAATAATATCCCCATTTGGGCTCTTAAATATAATATTGGCGTTATTTGTTTTACCATTACGTTCTACCGACAAAGTAAAATCTTTGGATAATTTACTAAGCATTAATTGAAGTTCTTTACTTTTTCTAGAAGAAATAACTTTCTGTTTGCCTGAATCACCAATTGCTGCATAAAAATCATCATCTCCATCAAACCCTAACATTTTAAGCATGCGTTCATTAATTTCCTTTTTATTCTTTGGGTAATAATTTCTGAATATTTTTGAAATTAACTCAATGACGTTACCGTGACTTAATTTGGCTTCTTTTCTAGCATCTTGTTTTGATAAACCTTTTTTAATTAAAGTACCAATAATATTCTGTTGCGCAAATAATTGTTTTAATTCTTGGCTTGATCCATAATCTTTTGCAAATCGCATGATAAATTCTGGAGTTTTTGCTGGAAGATTGGAAGATTGATCATAAAATATAGTTTTTATTAGACTAATAAATGTTGAATTGGATAAATTAATAGACGATTTTTTGTATGCTTTAAGAGAAGCATTAATTTTATCTATAATTTGTTTTTCTGAATCTTTAGATACAATTAATACTAAATCAGCTTTACTAATTCCTTTAGAAGAATCTCCTGTCAATTCAATTTTAAATGAAAGAAGTTTAAAGTCTTCACCATGCGCCTCAATATCATTAAATATTTGTTTGCCCATAACTTGCCCAGCGGATTCCATTCTAACAATTTCTTGTTGTAGTTTTGCTTTGTCATTACCAGCAATTTTTATTTGTTCTAAATCATGCTTTTTCTTTTTGTATTCTTTATCTAAATAATTAACTAAATCACTAGAAATTCTACCATTGTTAGATTTAATTTCTTTTGCTAAATGCATTGCTGTGGCATATTCAGATAAATAACCTAATCTAGATTTTGTATCAATAGTTTCTTCTGTGATTGTACCAACTGGTATTTTTATAGCAACTTTTTTACCAAAACTAAGAGCTTTAAATAGTGATTTAATTTTATTTTTAATTATATATATTATAGAAGATAAAGAAAGTTCTTCTATAGTATCTATAGTATTGTTATAATATTCTTTAAATGTTTTCATTTTATTGTCTTAACTCCACCATCAGGTTTAGCAAAGAATGCTTGAAACTTAACCTCAGGAAATTCTCTTTGTAATTTTAAAAAAGCTTTTAGATTAGCCATTGAATCATCAAACAATCTAACTCTAGAAAACTGTTTTGTGTTTAAATAGTTTCTTATAATAATAACTTTTTTAAATGCTACATTTGAAACATCATTGATATTACCGGCACGTTCAATTCGTATCTTATTAACATCTAATCCATGTTTAGAGAAGGTTTTTAAGAACATTTTTTTATTATCAAAATCAGCTCTTGCTGTAATAATAACAATTTTGCTACCTGGCTTTTTACCTACATTGTGTAGAATAGCCTTAGCTTTATTGAACATCTTTTCAATAGGTTGAGATTCGTCATGGAATTTTTTAGCGTTTTTAAATTGACCGTAGTCAAACGACTCTCCAGCTTTAAGCCTATATGTATTATATTCATTGTTGGAGAGTTCTTTGACTTTTTTACCAGCACGCATAACTGCAATTTTAGCAGTTGTGTGAAATAGCGTATCATCAATATCAAATATTGTTAATCCGTTATCTTTAAATTCTTCTAGTAAATATTCATTAAATTTTAACATAATCTCTCTTATAGTATTATTATACAACAAATACTAATTAAAGTATATAGTTTTATACTATATTTATAAAAGATTAATTATTAAAATTTAAATCCTTCTGTTGCTAGACGTTTACCAAAGTCTGATTTATCAAATACTGGACCAGTATCTTTATCTTGACCCGAATCAGAAATATTAGATTGTGCTGAGATTTCTACATCATAGAGTTTCATTTTAGATCTATCAACTCCAACAACAAATCGTTTATAATATGTTGGATCATTATATCGATTCTTTAATTGTTTAACCATGATTTGACCGAGATCTTCTAATTCTTCTGTAGAGATAAGTGCTAACATTAAATCACATGTAGCAGGTAAACCAAATGATTCTGATGTATCTTCAAGTCCTGGATCTGAATTAGTGAAACCAGAACGGGTTGTTTGTGTTGCACTCATAATAGGTACATCATATTCAACAGCAAGACCACGCAATTCTTCTGCAATAGTTTTAACATAGGTATATGAATTAATATTGGCACCATATTTTAGTCTTTGTGAACTACAGATATTCAAGTAATCAATGTAGATAATATCAGGAGAAAACTCTTGTTTAAGTTTCAACTCTTCAAGAAGTGCTCTAAAATGACCAGCATGGGCGCCGGCAGTTGGATACTCTTTAATGATTAGTCGTCCCTGAGATTTCTTCCTGATCTTACCTAACCTGTTATCGAAAATTTCTTTGTCGACAACTTTTAACTCATCCATTGACAAGTTAAGAAGGTTTGCATCAACTCTTTCTGCAATTCTTTCTTCAGCCATTTCCATAGTAATATATAATACATTCTTATTATCTAATAGATTTGCTGCAGCGGCATGGCACATGAATAGTGATTTACCTACACCTGTACCTGCAAGGATAACATTAAGTGTTTTATTAGATAAACCACCTTTTGTAATTTTGTTTAGCATATCCAGATCAAATGGTATTTTCTCTTCTACTCTATGGTAGAATTCATACCGCTCATCT